CTTTTGGACTCCGCAGTAATTGGGTCAACATATTCATGCGAACTTTTATATGAATAATATATATTTGGATATTGCAATGCTTGTAATTTTTCTAGAACAGCGTAGCCCACACTATTATTTTCTACCACTACCATACAGTTTCCGTATTCTTGGCCGGCTTCTGAAATGATACTCCCATATATATCCGGGGTAACTTTACCTTGATATTCAGCGATTATCTCCATTGTTTCTATTTTAAAAACATGAAAAACAGAAAAGTCTCTGCCATCGCCACGAGCAACGTCTGCAGATATCATGTAAGAATAGGCAGGATCATATTCTTCCCAAATCCAAAAATTTCTATCAAAGCCAGTTCTATGTTTTGGCTCACATAAGTTGTTTTGAATAACTTTCATATCATCTTGATGAAAAACGGTCTCTCCTGACATCAAAAAGTCACACTCTAGCTCTTGAGCAATCTGGCGACGCGACATATTTTTTGTTTCTTTTTCAAACCATTCCGTGTCTCTATCCGGGTGTTCATCCCAAGACAACATTGTAGGGTGAAAGTCATTTTTTTGAGCATCCGAGTCTATATACGTTTGATGAAACCAATTGCCAACTCCGTTAGGTGTTGAGAGGGCGATACATCTACCTCCCGTCGAAAGAGTTGGGTAAAGGCCGGTCCATAGTTCATCTAGGCCCTCAACGTGTGCGGCCTCGTCGATGACAAGTAACGAAAGCGCCTCTGAACGGCCTGCATCCGAACTTGTTGAGGACGCCTTTATTTGCGAGCCATTCGTTAGCTCAAAAGAAGTCCTGTTGTCTATGGATATAGAAGCTATTTGCATCCACTTAGGCAAATTTTTGTGGATCGCTTTTACTTTTTTAACTAAGTTTGCTGCTGTATTAAATTTAGTTGCTATTACGAGTACATTTTTGTCTCTGTGGAATAACATCATCCAGGTCACATAAGCTGCTGTTATTGTAGAGATACCAAGCTGTCTGGCTTTTAAAATGATATTAAATCTGTAATCGTTAAAATCTGTAAGCAGCTCTTCTTGATAATCATACACCTTGAAAGGTATTAACCCATGTAGAGGGTGGGATATTTTCGCATAGTTATTAACGAAATAAATTGGGTCTTTGCCAGCTTTAACAATTTCAGAAATAATTTCTTTCTTGGTTAATTGATAGCTCATTTAAGCAGCCCTTAGTTTTGGGCGCTATTCTTCGGGCGCGAACCCCAACCACCACTTTGTAAAAAGTCGTTAAACTTGTCCTCGTACTTATTATGATAATCCCTCGTTCTTTCCTGGTCGTCTTCTA